TAATTTTCGTCAAAAGTTCTTAAATCATCATTAAAGAATATCACATCAGTACTAAATTCAAAAAGAATCACTTCGGTCTGATTTTCATCAAACGTGCGATCTTCTTGATCAAACGTGATTTCGTTAGTACTAAATTCAAAAGGAATATTCGGTTCCTTAATATCGTTTTCTGTTATGGCTGCAAACTTGCTGTTTCCTACACCAATGCGCCGTATATCTGCCATGCTGTTTTTTTTTAAGAAGATTGTGTTAAAACACCGTTACTTTCACTAATTGGCAAGCCAATAATAGTTCCTACGCCTTGCGTAAACACCGCTTCAATAAACTCTAATTCCGTATTTACTTGTGCAAAATCGCCTTCGTTTGGAGTTCCTTGCCTTGCCTGCGATGTTATGGTGATTACAATTTCATCAGTATTGATATAGTTAAAATTCAAATAAATATCACCCACAAATACATCAGCATTTCCTATAATAGCACCGTTCTTTTTAATAGAATACCCGCTATAAGCATCGTACCCATTCACGTAACCTTGCACAAAAACAGATGATTTCAACAAACCCTTGAACGTAACTACAGCACCATCAGGAATACCAGGTGCAATGCCTAAATAATATTCACTCACTACAACAGGATTAGACTGTTGTGAATCATCCTGAATAACACCACCCTGTAAAAAAGGCGTGTATTGTATATTGCGAATCACATTTACAGTATCAGTCGCAGTTGCTCCATCATTATCAGTTACTGTAATTCTGTAGGTATAAAAGTTTTCAGTTAAGTTTTGCAAGCCTGTAACCAAATCAAAAGGCGATTCAATAATATCACCAAAACCACCTGTAACTTTGGTCCATTGCTGGCTTGCTATATACCCATCAGGATCGTAGGCCGTAGCCGTAAGCGAAGCGGTTGTTTGCATATCAGTCAAAAAAACATCTTCACCAGCCAATACAATTGGCGGTACATTATCATCACCGGGAACAGTGCTTGTTGCATCTTTATAAATAGAGCGCCCTACTGTAATGGTACTTTTGTTTTCGTCAAGATTCCAAGAGCAATTCAACAAGTAAAAATCTTTTGGGTACACATAGTTAAACAAAACAACATCGTTAAATTTCACAGCATTCAAAGCCACACAATCAAGTTTTTCGTGTGCTGCATTAAACATTCTGCGGTAAATATTTGCAACCGTTTTAGAATACGATGTGTTTTCTATTTTATAGATCGCATCAGTCCATTGTACCCAAGCCGAACGAGTTTCCACAACATCATCTACAGCGTATTTTTTTACAAAAAAACTACCATTATTTATTAAAAAAGGCGTTTCAACAACCATTTGCTCGCCATTGTTAAAATTGTAGAAAACATTAAAAACAATGATCAACTCACCTTCATAGTAGACTTGAAATAAGTTTTCTTGAATTAGATTTGCGCCTTGCAACTGCACAACACTATAAAAATTACCATCCAAAACAAAGGAATAGAGAACAGGAACTTCTATTGTATTAAAAAAACTGGTTTCTTCTTTTAATTTCTGAAGCCTAAAACCTTTTGAAAATCCAGACTTGTCATCGCCATACACTATTTCCAAATCCTTATCAACAGTAAAATCGCCATTTATAAGATCGTTGTGAATCTCTTCATCTTTAAAAGCTATCACACTTACCTCACACTTTGTAATACTAATACCTTCTATTTGTGTAGCGTTTATTGCACCTGTTGGTCCGTAAAGCTTTATATCAAATAAACCTTCTAATTGTACTATGTGCTTAATATCTATTTCTGCAGAAGCCGAATCTTCAAAAACAAGTACCTCATTGTCAGAAACCATATTTCCAAAATTGCTAAACAGTACCAAATCATTAAAAATAATTTCATATTTAAAAGGATTTTTCCATAATTCTAAATTTACAGCAGGAGGTTCAATTGAATAAGGCTTAATAATTTTAAAACCTAGTGAGATTTTAATTTTTTGACCCCTACTAAAATATATTTTCTTTTTTAGTGAGATATAGCGTGTATTATCCTGAGCATTAACAACATCATACCCAGCAGAAATTAAATACGATTTATTATAAAAAGAAACATAATAATCAGGATTGAATGCTGTAGCTTGAAAATAGTCACGACCAATCCACTCAGATGCTAACACTCTACCATTAACACCCGTAACAATTGCCCAGCCATCATTTTTTTCCCTACATGCAGTTGTAGGTATCGAAGGCTCTATTTTTGGATGCGTAATTGTGATTTCGTTGTAAGGTGCAATGATTGAAACAACAGGCGTTTTTAACGGCGTTATTTCCTTTAACAAACGGTTGTATTGTACCGAGTTTACAAATTGACCTTCAACATCATAAACTTTGTATGCTACCTTACGTAAATGCCGTGTATTAACCCCCTCAATATACCAACGATGGTCCGCTTGGTAGCATATACAAAGTGTATCTTTTAATAAAGTTTCAAGGATTTTGTAGGCATCTTGTTTTTTTTCTTTTTCTAAAAAATCAGCCGTATCAATGTAGATCGTATTCCAATCTTTATTGGTGAAGTTTTCAATTGCCGGATTAAAATACAAATAAAGCTCCACGCCCGTTAATTTTAAGCACTGGCAAAAAATATCAATTAGTGATTTTTCACGAGAATAATATTCATCAGGCAAGTATTTTCCTTTTAAACGACCTAAACCATCTGTAGCCGTAAACGATACGAAAAAACAAACGTTTTGGTATGGCTCACTGTACAAGTCTGGCAAAACATAACCTTCCCAAATAATACTATCATCAAGATCGCTTTTTACCAAAACTTTAAAACGGTGCTCATCACCCGAAAAGAATTCGATAAAAGCAGCATCTTCAGCCGTTTTAGTAAGCATATCAAAATTAAACTCACTCGCAACAATTGCCATTTCATCTTTGGTATCGCCACCATTCCATTTCAGCACAATACCAGATGCAGACGCATTTTCTAAAACCAATTTGGTTTCAGGACTTAAGGTGTCGATTATGTCAATATAGTACGCCATTATTTAACCCTTTTATCACGACTATCAGTACGCGCCAAAAGCAACTTTAATTCGTCGCCACGCACACTTAAATCACCAAAAATTTGCACGGCTACATCACTAGCTGATACCGCACTATTCATACTGGCATAAACAGCCCTTTGTTGCTTATTGTTCAATATCAACTCACCACTATTTACGCGTGCTAAAATTTTATCACCATACATAGAATTACCACCAACAATACCACCCGTTTCAAACTTTGGTATTGCAGCAAAAGCGGCTAAAACTCCACCCACCGCAGTAGCAATAAAGGCTGGTGTTGTAAATATTGCCGCTGGACCTGTAGCGGTTCCAGATGCAGCCGCACCCGCAATAGATTGCGAAATTGCCGAGGCCAACATCATTGCGATTAATTTGGTAACGGTTTGAATTAAGCCACCAATAAAACCTTCGAAACCATTTTTAGCTAAACCAAAAGATTCTAAAAGATTATTCGTTAATCCTGAAAAAACATCAGCAACAGACGCACCTACAGCCGCACCAACTTCTTGCATGTACTGCATTCTAGCACTTAAATCAGTTAGTTGTGTTTTTACTTCTTCAACACCCGTAATCTCATTGATTTTTAGCTGTGTATTATTAATTATATCAGTATAAGCTTTATACTCATCAGATGTTGTGGCAAACAACGCACGTTGCCCTTCAAAGTAAGCTTTTTGCTCCTCAAGATTACCCACCGAAAAAGCTGGCGGCGTAACATCTACACCATCAAAAGAAGGTACATCTGGTCGCGGTAAGTTTACTTTGGTATTTGTTAGCGCGTCAATTTTTACTTTGACAGCATCAATGTTTCTTTGATACTGCAACCAAGCTTCATTGGTTGTAGCTTGTTCTGTTTGCAGTTTTTGCAAATCAGATATTTGTTTTTCGAAAAATGCAACAGTACCAGATTTAATTAATTTTTCATTAGCCGATGCAATCGCATCAGTACCAATTTTAATATCACCTAGTTTGGCCGCTTCATTTTCTTGTAACTTGCCTGTTTTTTTGGAGTACTCATCCTTAGCTTTAAACAAAGCTTCATCTGCTTTTAAAGCATCCTGCGTAAACTTAGCTAACTCTTTGTTTTGAATTCCAAGTAACTTCGTTTGAGCCGCAATTAATTCATTTTTTGTAATAGTGATACGTGCGGTTTTATCTTGCGCACTTGCTTCTTGCAATACAATTACATTAGCACCTTTGCGCAATCTTGCAATTTCAGCTTCAGTAGCTGCAATATTTTCACGAAGTTTTATTTCATCCTTTACACGACCATTTGCACGACTTTGTATTTCAGCATCAATTGCAGTAGCACGGCTTTTATTAAAAATAGCTTCGCGCAATTCCTCATAAGAAACTTTGGCTTGACCGTTTAAAATAGCTTCGTCTTTTATGTTTTTGAAATAAGCAGGATACAACGACTGTAACTCATCAACCGCTTTTTTGCGTTCGTTAATAGACAATTTTACATTGGTAGCCGATGCAAACAATTTATCCAAAGTAGTCACTTCAGCCGTTGCTGCTTGATTTCCTTTTTTAACTGCATCATTCAATGCTGTAGTAGCTGTAACCGCTTGCTGCGTATTTTGCGTAAAAGCATAAATACCAGCACCCAAAGCCACCAAAGCCACCGCCAATGCCGTGTAAGGATTCGCTAAAATTAAAGCCTGTAAAGCGGTAAACTTTACCACCAGGTTAGGTATAAAAGCAATCAAACCACCAATAGCCGACAACACTGGACCAATTGCAGCTGCAACGCCAGCTAATACCACAATAAGCGTTTTGGTCCCTTCGGATAAATTACCAAAAGAGGTGATAATACCGTTAGTAAACGTAATTGCTTTAGTAAACAATGGCAAAATAATAGATCCAAACTGCTGTGCAATTTGCTTTAATGATTCCTGAAAAATCCTCATTTGATTGGCAGCACCGCCACCCGTTCTTGCGAAATCGCCTTGCGCATTAGTGGTATTAGCCATGATAAAAGCATATCGAAGATTTACTTTCGATGCTTGATCCATGTCTTTAATTTGCACTTTAATACCTTGGTTCAAAGCAAACTGTTGCAAGTTCGCATCAGTCATTACGATACCTAGTTTTTTCAAACTTTCAGTTTCGCCAGTAAAGATACCAGCCAAAGCAGTATTGGCTTGCTCGATACCAATGTTTTTAAACGATGCTAAATCACCGGATAAACCCACCAATTCAGTTGACATTTTAGCGGCAGCCGCTTCAGTCAATCCCATTGATGTTGCCATATCACCGTATTGTGCTGCGGCATCAAGCGCAGATCCTTCAGCAATACCGAAAGCAGTAAGCGAATCTTTAGCAAAAGCCTTAACAGAATCAGATGCAGGACCAAAAGCAACATTTACTTTGTTGACTGATTCCTCATAATCAGTGGCAAATTTTACAGCAGCAGCACCCGCCGCCAAAATAGGAAGTGTAACAAAAGCAGACATGGACCGCCCAACGGCTTGAAACTTTTGGCCAACCCTATCGATCGTTCTAAGGGAGTTCTGCATTTCAGTGCTAAACTCGCGAAGATCAACCGCAAATCGAATGTTTATAGACGCTAATGAGGCCATGTTACTACTTTTATTGAGTTGTTAAAAGTAGTTTTAGCGTAAAGCGAAAAGGGTTACATTATGTAACTTTATGGTACAAAAAAAAGCCAGTATAACTACTGGCTTTACTTTAATTTTTAGGTAGTTGATTTACTCGCCTACCGAGCGCCTCCATAGCTCGCTCAAACGAGAGGTTTAAATCAGTGATTGCTTCTTGATCTTCAAAAAAGAAATTTACTTTCAAGGCCTTTGAAACTTGCAAAAAAGTATCTAGTGTAGGTTTAAATTTTAAAGAAAAAAAACGAGAAACAGCAGACTGCATCATTCCGGTATCAAGCGCAATTTGTTCCTGGGTTATTTTTTTTTGATCAGCGATTTCTTTTAAGAGCAAAACGAGCAACATCCATTGCTCGTTTTGGTTTTTGTTTTCATTACTCATTTTCTTCTTCTAATAATTCTATTATTTCATTTTTACAATCCTCTAACAACATCAAAGCTGTTTGTTTTGACCAATTTTCGAAAGCTCTAGTTCCTAATTCTAAATCCGTCCAAAAATCCCAAGCTGGTGATGAATTTGTATGCATTGTCAACGTTGTATCAATTCCGTTAATCTCTAAATCTAAAAAGAAATTATAAGATCCAGTACCCAATCTTTTCATTCCAACTGTTGAAAGGTAAATTTGATTAACATTTTCTGGAAGTAATTTCACTACATTTTTTTGAAAGTTTGCAGTGTTTTTGAAGTTCAATCCGTTTAAGAAATCTACTGTAGTTTTCATAATATTTCTGCCGTATTGTGCTGTTGCCGCCAGCGTCTAATGATTTATTTTGATACTCAAAGATACGAATAAATATAACATTTGTGTTATATTTTAGGAGTTATTTTAAAAATAATTTTTAAACACAAAAAAAAGCCAGTATCACTACTGGCTTTTCCTGACTAACTAAGATAAACATAAAAAAAAAGAAAAAGCATTATTTTGCAACCGCATTATCTTGACGCTCCCAAAAATCCTTGACATTTTCAATATTTTCAAGAAGCGATTTTTCGTTTTGTTTTTTAATTTTTTCAAGGTCTTTTACTTCCCACGGAAAAGTAATAATATCGTGTTTTTCTTCTCCATTTTTAAAATAGGGTTGCATTGTCGCATACATCAATTCGCGCGTCATTACCCATCGTTCACGAGAAAGGAAATCTTCTTTTTTTCGATACCCATTTACAGCGTTCATAAAAGAACGTAGCGTGTGGTTGTACATTTCATCAAGCGACATTCTCAATTCACCTAGTCCGATCTGTTCGAGTTTATCCCAGGTTAACGGTTCCGGTTGGCTGTCACTTTCGTGACTTGCTACTTTCCCTCGTTTTCACCAGGTTCAATTGATTTGCTGTTTGGCATAGAGTTAACCAAGACATTTTTAAAAACATCTAAAGCTTTAGGACTTTTGAAAAACTCATCAATAATATCAAATTCAAAAACATTGATAGTTTCTCCAGCACATTCAATTGCTGTTACTAGAATCATTTCTAAAACATCAATTTGCGCAAAAGTCAATTTCTTATCCGCTGCATCTAGAATTGCAATTTTTTGCACTACTTCATCAATACCCGGTAAATCCCATTTTCGACCTAATAATCGAAATAGTTTCAAGCCGAATACCAGCTTGAAACTTTTACCACCTAATTCTAAAACAATAGTATCCATTAAGCTACTAATGCGGTTTCAAAATCTCCATTCCCTTTGAAAGAGCAATCCCCAGTTGCCACTCCATTGGTTCCAGCAGACATATTTAAACCTTCAATGAAAGTGTTACCAGTAATAATTACATCGCCAACAATGTTAGTTGTAAATGAAATTTCTACTTCAGTACCATCTTGGTAATTATCAAGAATTTCTTTTGTACCTACTTGAGTAGTCGAACCCGCAGGAATATTTGCCACTAAAAAGTTGGTCGATACACCCCAAGTATAGTTCCCTGGTGTCACTTGCTCACCATTGGTATCTTTACTAGCGATGCTCTCCATATTTCGAGAGGTTGTAAAAGAACATTCTGTTGCGTGAAAAACGGTTTTCCCATCAATACGCACTCTTAAATTTTTTCCAGCATAAGTGCTCATAATTTCTATATTTTATTAAAATTAATAATTCCGACAAAAGACTGATCTACTTCAACAAATTCTACTTGCGAGTTTTGCCAGTCGTAATTTTCTTTGATAATTGGCTTCATTTGATCCAGAAACGACACGCATTTGCTATAACCGTTTTGCTCAAAATAAAACAACAAACTAACCGCAAACATATCACCATCAACACTTTGCCCCACTTGCTCTGTTATTACATAATTTGCAAAAGGATATTCTTCATCAGCCGAAGAAACAACAGGCGCTAAACGATTACCCATTACAGATGTAAAAACCGTTTGGGCTAATAAGAATTCAGTAATTTCGTTAGATAATTCAAACATTAGTTGCTTAATTTATTGATTCTACGTTGAATGAAACGCACCATTTTATCTTGTGCATCGGCTGTAACATTGTTCTTGGTACGCTCATAGGCCATATCCATAAAAGGAACGCCTTCGACACGCCCAACAACGTTTCCTTTGCGCTTTTTGGTAACACGAGCCAAAACGCTTTTTTTACGGCCACTTCTTAAAGTACGTGCTGCATTTTGCGGATTTCTGTAAATAGCGTGCCCGCCGTGTACCATGTGACCATACCAACCATCGTTCCCGTTTTTTGCTCTAGGACCCGCCAAAATCATTGGATTGTTCGATTTTGAAGTGATTAACCCTAAGGACTTTTTAAGATTACCAGGTTGTATTTTTTTGCCGCGTGCTACGTGTGCTTTTCTACTTACTGGAACCAAACTTTTAGCAGCTGCTAATGTTGGCCGAGCTACTTGACGCAGGATTAAAAGAACTTCTTTCTTTTTATCCTTGTCATTTCCTAACTGCTGTATTTTTTGCTTTAGCTCATCAAAACCTTGAACCGTTATACCTAAATTATTCATAGTTTTTTACGATTAATTGCAGGTGCGATTTTCGGCCCAGTTCTATCACATTGATCACATCA